CCCTTTTGCTCAAATCTACGCAACTATTATTGGTCGAATTAGCGATATTCCCCCAGAAATAGCTGGTGATGACAACAGATTAACGTCTGCTCTTAATAGAATTGTTTTTGAAGAAATTGGCAGAATAGGCCAAGAAATCGAAGATGCTGGCGGCTGGGCGCAATGGGTTGAAAGCAGATATCCAGATCCAGAAGAAGATGAGGAAGATCAAGAAGAAGATGAAGATCCTGAAAACTCAGATGATGCGTATAGGGCTGTTCTTGAGGAAATAAGAGAAGCTGAAGGGGGCTTAACTGAAGAAGATGAAGAGGCGTTTAGGGGAATTTACGAAACAATAAAAGGCCAGCTTCCAACTAGTATTAAAGATGTAACAGATATTTTAAGAAATGTTTTAACTACTGCGGCAGGAATATCAAAAGATTGCGAAAGCTGGCGGGGAAGTGTTGATCCTGATGGCCCCGGAGGAGCAGACCCCTATCCCGGATGGAAAGACTGTGTAAATTTAGGCGTTATTTTAAGCATTCCTGGCTTAAATATTCCTCTTCCTCCAGGAATGGCAGATATAACTGTAAAAGAACTTGAAGACAAACTTAGAGAAGCCGGGCAAAGCTTTGAAGATTTTTTTGAAGACCCAACAGGCTGGCTTGAAGAAAAAGTAGAAGATGCAATAGGGGCTATAAAAGATGCTTGGGGCGACTTAACATCTGGCGCTGTATTTAGCACATCAGATCTAGACGATTTTCTTAATGACTTATTAGGCGGTTGGATTGCAAGCGTTATTGCTCAAGAAGTCCAAGATGCTCTTGAAGTAGACAATCCATTCTTGTTTGCTGGTGACTGTGAAGATCCTGCTTTTAGACGGCAAAGCCCAGAAAACGAAAAGTTTTGCGCTCAAGCAGATCAACAACAACCACAAGAATGCGATGATCCTAATGCTACCGTCAATGAAGACGGAAGCTGCGGGCCATGTAAAGAAGATTATTTTTTCTCTGAACAAACAAAAAAGTGCGAGCCAAAAAAGAAAGCACCTATAGGCCCAACAGAAGAAGAGTGCGCTAGCTTAAATAGAAAACATATACCGGCAGAAGAAGGCGGAACCAGTCGTTGTGGCGAGTGCATAAATGATGAGTACATTGTAAATGAAAATGGAGAATGTGTTGGAGCGCCAATAGATTGCACAGGCGAGCAAATATACAACGAAACTCTTGGCGAGTGTGATGATCCGCCTATAGATCGCACAGAAGGCGACCCTTGCAGAACAGAAGCTGGTGAAAATGGCGTTTATGATGATGAAGGAAACTGCATTGTTCCTCAGCCAGAACCAGAACCTGAACCAGAACCAGAACCAGAACCAGAACCAGAACCAGAACCAGAACCTGAGCCAGAACCTGAGCCAGAACCTGAGCCTGAGCCAGAACCTGAGCCTGAGCCAGAGCCAGAGCCTGAACCTGAACCAGAGCCAGAGCCGGAACCCGAGCCTGAGTCTCAACCAGAAGAAGGCGAAGAGTGCATAATTAATGGTCAACCCGGAACTATACAGGGTGGTGTTTGCGTTCCAACAAGCGCTCCCGAACTCGAGCCTGAGCCAGATCCAGAAACCTGCAAAAATGGAGCTGTTAATTTTCCAGAATGTAGCGAATGTCCTGCAGGTCAGGTAATGGTAAATGGCACCTGCATTACTCCCGGCGGTCAAATTAATGACTGCCCTAATGGTGCTGAAAACTATCCAGAGTGCACAGATTGTCCGCCTGGATTTAAAATGATTAAAGACGTTTGCACTAAAATTATTCAGACGGAACCAGAGACTTGCAGAAATGGGGCTGTTAATTTCCCAGAATGCAGTGAGTGTCCTGAGGGACAAGTGATGATAGCCGGCACTTGTGTTACTCCCGGCGGAGAAATTAATGATTGTCCTAATGGCGCTATAAATCCTCCAGAATGCACAGAATGTCCTTCTGGATTTAAGATGATCAAAGGCAATTGTGTAAAAGAAGAAGATCCAGAGCTTGAAGAGTGTACTAACGGAGCAGTAAACCCTCCGGACTGTAATATCTGTCCTAAAGGATTTGTATTAATAAAAGGCATTTGTACTGAGCAAATTACTCAGCCTGAGCCGGAACCAGAGCCAGAGCCAGAGCCAAGAACTTGTGCAAATGGTGCATTAGATTGGCCGCTTTGCTCTGAATGTCCTGATGGTACAGCAACAGATCCAAGCACACCCTGCCCAAGCCCTGAGCCAGAACCAGAGCCTGAAGAAGAATGTCCTGAAGGCTTTGTTCGAGACCCAGAAACTGGCGAATGTGTTCCTTCGGGCGGCGGAGAGCCAGAGCCAGAAGAAGGCGGTGGTGGCGGCGGTGGCGGCGGTGGCGGCAGAGGCATGTTTACGCCTTACATGTCACGGCTTAACTATCAGGCACCACAAGTTCAATCCTTAGTATTGCCGCAACCACAATCGGCAAACCAAATGATGGGCGGTTTGCTTACCAAAATGATTGTAGATAGGAACAAATAATGACTTATCTGAACTTAGTAAATAATGTGTTGAGGCGGCTTCGAGAGGAAGAAGTCGCTTCTGTGCAAGGCAGCACTTACGCAAAAATGGTAGGTGACTTTGTAAACGATGCTAAACGCATGGTGGAAGATGCTTGGGATTGGTCTGCACTTCGCACAACGCTAACGATTACAACTAGCAGCGACGTGTTTAACTACGTGCTTACCGGCAGCCAAAACAGGATTAAGGCGTTAAACGTCATAAACGATACGTCAAACCTGTTTATGGAGTATAAGACGGCTACGTTTTTTGACGAGGCTTATCTTATCTCCGAGCCACGTACGAGTGCGCCTACTTACTACACGTACAATGGCGTAGACAGCAATGGTGATACCCAAATTGATATCTATCCAACGCCCGACAAAGCGTACACAATCCGTTTTAACTGCGTAAAGCGAGAGGCTGACCTGTCTGCTAATGATGACGACATGGCGATTCCGTCTATGCCAGTTATTCATTTAGCAATTGCATTGTTAGCCAGGGAAAGAGGAGAAACAGGCGGGACATCGGCTCCTGAGTATTTTTCTATTGCGGACAAGTATCTATCCGATGCTATTGCGCTAGATGCTCAGAAACACCCAGAAGAAGTAATCTTCTATACGCCGTGAGGTAGCTATGGCTCAACCATTACAAAGCATTAATCTTGTCGCTCCAGCGTTTAAGGGAATCAACACAGAAGATTCTCCTATAGCACAAGACCCTTCGTTTGCTGAGATTGCTGATAACGCAGTAATCGACAAGCGGGGCCGTATTGCGTCTCGGAAAGGTCACGAAGTCCTAACTACTACAAAGACGGAATTAGGATCAGCCAAGATACGAGCTATCAAAGAGTTTGAAGATAGCAGTGGTAATCGCAAAATATTTTCTGTAGGCAATAACAAGATACTTAGCGGCACAACTACGTTAGCTAATGAAACTCCCGGCAGTTACACAATTACTGCTGACAACTGGAAGATGGTCAACTTTAACAACAAGATCTATTTCTTTCAGCGCGGGTATGAGCCGCTTGTTTATGATAATGCTGGCGGATCTGTTATTAAACTAAGCACTGTTTCTGGCGCTGCTGGCGTTTCTTCTGCGATGTATGGAAATGAAGTCCTATCTGCTTACGGGCGATTGTGGACTGCTGACTTTAGTAGTGACAAATCTACTGTTTACTGGTCTGACTTATTAATTGGGCATGATTGGTCTGGCGGCACTAGCGGCTCTATTGATATTTCTAAGGTATGGCCTGATGGCTATGACGAGATTGTTGCCTTAGCTGCGCACAACAGCCTTCTTATTATCCTTGGAAAACACAGCATTGTTGTTTACTCAGGGGCAGAAGCGCCGGCAACTATGGCGTTGGCTGACACCGTAGCGGGTGTAGGCTGCGTTGATAGGGATACAGTGCAGTACACAGGTACGGACGTGTTGTTTTTGTCTCACACAGGTCTAAAGAGCTTTGGACGGACAATACAAGAAAAGTCTATGCCTATAAGTAGCCTGTCAGGAAACATTACCAAAGACATTATTCGCTTGCTCCAGAATGAGTCAGAGTTTTATAGAACTGTATACAGCCCAGAAGAGGGCTTCTATTTGCTTACGTTTACATCGCAAGACACGACGTTTTGTTTTGATGTAAGAGGCACAATCGAAAACGGATCGTACCGAACGACTCGATGGCCCGGTACTGGCTTTACTGCTTATACTCGCAAAGAAGACGGGACGTTGCTTATTGGTAATGGCAATGGAATTAGCACGTATAGCAGCTATGAAGACAATGGCGAAAAGTATCGGTTTAAGTATTACGGCCCCGGCTTAACCTTTGGCGATCCTTCTAAACTTAAGATTCTTAAAAAGTTAAGACCTACGATTGTGGGCGCTAACAGTACCGTTGTATTCCTAAAGTGGGCTTACGACTTTGCTTCTTTTTTTCAAACGGCAGAGTTTACTGTGGGTAATCAGGTAACTGGCTATTACAACGAAAGCGAATTCAACACAACTGTCGAGTTTACTGGAGGCGACCTTACGTCTCGAAGAGGCATCAACACGACCGGCGGCGGCGGAGTAATCACGATTGGATTGGAAGCAGACATAAACGGATCTTCTTTGTCTCTCCAAGAGATAAACGTATTAGCACTAATGGGTAAAGTACTATGAGTAACTACAGTAAGACTACAGACTTTGCCGCTAAAGATAGTCTACCTTCCGGTGACAGCGGCAAAATCATTAAGGGCGCTGAATTTGAAACAGAATTCGATGCGATTTCTACAGCCGTTGCTACGAAGGCCGACCTTGCATCGCCTACGTTTACAGGCACAGTAACTATTCCTGCACTGACGTTCACGGGAACTCTGTCTACAGGAACAATTGATGGGGGTACTTACTAATGTCATTACCAGAATGGTTAATAGGTGGAGCTGGCACTGGCCTTCTGCAAACAGCCTTTAGTGATCTTGGGACTTTAGGCACAAGAGGAAGAGAGCTTGCAGATGAGCTTGCAGCAACTCAGCTAGAACAAGCACGGTTTCAGCCTTATACCGTAACAAGCGCAACAGGCGGTACGTTTACGGCAGGTGATGATGGGCAGTACACATTAGCTTTAGGCAGCCCTCAACAACAAATGCAACAAGCCTTAATGACTCAGGCGCAAAGTTATTTATCTCCGCTTCAAACTTTAGGGTTAACTCCTGCTCAGCAACTTACAGCAGCTGGAACAGACTTTTTAGCACAAGGATCTGGAATGATAGGTCAGCCAGCGTTTGGCGTAGATCCTACTCAGGCTGCATCAACACAAGCTGCCGCTCTTGGCCAGCAATTTATGGGTGCTTCAGCAGCACAGCCTGCCGACATTAACCTACTAAGAGGTCAGTTTGCAGGTCAGGTTCCTGAGCTAATAACTCAAAGACCGCCAGAAAGCATATCTGGCTTGGGTCAGCAAGCAATTAGTGCGGCTACTCAAGGTCTTGGGCTTGGAGAGGTTGGTGTTTTAGGCGGGCCAGTAACCGATGTAACTGGTACATTCTCAGACATACAGCTTCCAGACGTCCGTAGAGCCGCAGGACAGCTTGCAGAGCGCGGCCTAGGCTTGGGTATGGCTGGGCTTGAAACAACCGCTCCAGAGGACGTAGAAGCGCTCAGAGCGCAATAC